TCCACCTAAAGCTGCAGCACCAATGGCTGATGCCTGGGATAACCAATTTTAGGGGTCAGTATGAAGTATGGTTTAAGTCCAAAACAAAACAAAGTTTTAGATTTTATTAAATCATATATGAAAGATAAACCAGTAGCTCCCAACTATACGGAAATAATGGCAGCTACTGGGTTCAAATCAAAGAACAGCGTACATAGAATTTTAAAAGATTTAGAGGAAAAGAAATGGATAGCAAGACTACCAGGAAAAAGCAGATCAATAAAAGTATTATAGATCTTAGTCCAGATCCTAATACCAATGAGCTTGTAGCTCGGATCTTAGATCGGGACCAACAAGGCTTAGATAATTTCAAAATTACAATGCGAGAAAAGATGTTGAAAAACCCTCGAGATTGTGTATTTTGGCTTAACAACGCATTAGAAGAAAGTATAGATTTTTCCAGATATATCATCGAGGCTATTCAATCGTATCATTATTTACAAAACGAAAACGAAAAACTTAAAAAAGAAATTAAGGATTTAAAAGAACATAATAAACTTTTAATGGAGCATCCATAGTGATTAAAAAATTTGAAAAATTCTGGTCTGGATCTGTGAGCTTTACAGCTCACGAAAATTTTAAAGACCTGGATAGCGCAATCGGAGCTAATGCTCCGAGCAATGCTGCTAAGATAGTTATAGATGAGAATACAATCAGCTATGACTTTAATCGCATAAAGGAGGTAAAAACCGATGGCGATAACTCAATACCAAGATCTGGAAAATCAGATCGAGGAAAAAGAGAAAGAGAGAAAAAGTCTTAATGCAAAGATTGCAAGACTTAAAAAGAAAAATGGAGGGATGTATCCTCCAGGGATTGCGGCTATCTCTAAGACAGCTCACAATAGACTTGTGGATGTTATTCAGCTGCAAGACAAGCTAGCTCATTTACAAGGTTAAGCTGGCTTTTTTAGATCTACTTGTAAAAGCTGCGTTAGCAGAGAGGATCCCTTGCGCCTTATAAAACTTACCTAATTGGCAATATACTTGACATCCTAAATACTAAACTTGACACTCTGTCAATAATAACTATATTAATAATATCAATGAAGAAATTTAAAAAGTTCAAATTCAAGACTTTCAAAGCTCTTGAGACTTTCTTCGAAACTAAAATACTTCCTTACAAAATATACAGATCCAAAGTTATTGGCAAAACTATTTATGTTTGGAAGAGAAAGGCTACTTAATGTACACGGAACAATTTGAACAAGTTTGTAAAATGGCTGGTGTAGAACCATCAGCTGTTTCAAATTTAAACTTTAAACTCCAGGAGGCAGATAACATCAATGCTCTTACAAAAGAAGATCACGAATTAGTTAAGACTTGCGCTGGCGCAGATCTATTAACTTCTTCAATGAGCAGAACATATTGTATGTTAGCTGCTGGAGTTTTTGCGAGATGTTTAATCGGTTCAATAGTAAAAAAAAAGGAGGATCAATAATGGCTCAACTAACTGAAAAAGAAGTAAGAGCTAAGTATAAAGAATTCCTGGATACAACACCAGGAGCTAAGGATTGCTTACAAGATAACGATTATGATTTTTATAATTGGTGTTCGCAATACCTAGATTACAAACACATAGTTAATCCAATGATGAAAGGAGCTGCTTAATGTATATATGCACTTATAAATTACCTGGCAGAGAAAAAACTTTCCAGGGAGAAACTATCCCAGCTGCACATAAAATGTTTATCAAAGATTATGCTGAGGCTGCGGGTCAAGTTAAGAAAGTTAAGATCGAGAAAACTACAGATCCAGGTTTTCTTATGGTAGTTAGCTACCCTACTTACAGAGATGTATTTGCTAATCCTAAAGTATTGGGAGGCGGTATATGAAAATTTGGGTAGTCAAGGAACCAAGAAAAAAAGGTTATGTTTGGTTAGTTAAAGCATACGATCCTATAACTAAAAAAACTAAAAACCTGGAGAATTTTCCTAGCAATAGAAAAACACAAGCTGAGGCATTTGCTGCTGAGCAAAGACAAGAGCAGCCAGAAAATGTTATGCCAGCTGATATAAGTTTTGATGTTGCTTTTAAGGAATATAAAGAAATTGTTTTAAAGGATGATAAGTTAAGAGAAGAGACAAGACTTAATAAATGTAGCCTTTTAAACAACCATATAGCTCCGTACATTAACAAAGAGCATAATTTTGATGGAGAGGTAAGGCTAGTTAAAATAGATAAATTAGCTGATTATACTTACTACAATTTTAAGCATGGCTATATCCCTCAATTATTAAAATCTAAAAAAACTAGAATATTTAATAAGAAAGCTAAAGATGGTGGAGGCAGCTACATACAAAGATTGAAAGATCCTATTGGTAAAAAGACAGTTAAAGATGTGATGGGAGAGTTCAAGATGTTTGTAAGATATAGCTTAGACAGAAAATGGAAACTACCAAGAGAAATACTAGATTATAAATTTAGTAAAAACTTCTTTGCTGATTATGAAACTACTGAGCAATGGGTTCCAAAACTAAACATAGTTAAACAATTAATAGATGCAGAAAGAGATCTATTAAACAAAGCATTGTTTCTAACAGCTGCTAGTGTTGGTCCAAGATTAAATGAGATACTTGCTATCACTTATGATTGTGTAGATCTTAAATCAGATCCACCAATAATTAAGTTTAGACACTCAGTAGATAAATGGAACGGGTTTTTAGAAAACAAATTAAAAACTGGTAAATCAAAAAGAGATGTTCCTATTAGTGATGAGCTTGCAGTATTACTAAAAAATTTAATGGATCAGCAAAAACCAAAAAAAGCTGGCAAGTATAAGCTAGTCTTTGGATCTTTAACTAAAGCATCTGCTAAAGGTAGAGTAAAAACTGCTGCTAAAAAACTAGGTATCAAATGGGTGGGAGGTTTAAAACCTTTTAGAAAATTCAAATACTCATTAACTAGAGAGCAAGGAAAACTAACTGAGATCCAGGCTAGAATGCACCAAGGCTGGACTATGGATAGTAAGACACCTCAAAGATATTATCATAAAGACTTAGATAATAATCCAGAGCAAACAAAAGACGCAGTAAATAAATTCCTTAATTAATGGAAAAACCTATGAGCTATCTCCTATTTAAAGCGAGCCTGGAGATGGCTCATATATCTACTTTTGAAAGAGATTGGGAAGTGCAAGAGTTATATAAAAAATATTTAAAAAATTTTCCCGAAAAAAAATCACTACCGATTTCACTACCGATCTTGCGAATAAATAAGCAATAGCTGGTCGGAGTGGCAGGATTCGAATCTATCATCCAAACTAACAATCCGATAAGTAATTACAACACTTCTAGCTTAAATTGAAATAAATAATTGACAAAAATCCCTATAAAAAAAACATTGTATATCAACGATAATTCAGAATGACATATCCCTTACTACCGATTTACTACTGGTCTATTCTCTGATAGACCAAGCCTCAATTTGTATAAAGCGTCTGGGTGTAGCGAAGTCTGGTATCGCACTAGCTTTGGGAGCTAGGGATCGTTGGTTCAAATCCAACCACCCAGACCAGACTTTTCTTCATCATCTTTCTTCATGCAAAGATAATGAGCTTTAGTCTTATCTGCGAAAGCTACAAAGCTCTCAGTATTAATCATATCCTTTTTACAGTATTTGCATGGTCCAATATCAATAATGATTTGCCTGGGTTTTACCCATGTTTTTTTCTTCGGCATCCACACCTTTTACATATTCTTTTAGAACCAGTATTTATATTGCATTGACAATACTTAGGTTCCATCCAGCCAAATAAGAAGTTGGATAAGCTGTCTAAAGCAGCAAAACAATTATATAAAAATTTATCTATCATTATTCTAATATTAATTTCTTGATTGATTTACTTCCGTCTATGTTTAACTCAAGCTCAGCTTTTGCTTTTATACATTGATGTTGTATGTTGCCACCCGTCTCTTGTCTTTGAGCAAGTCTCTTACCTTTCAAGCACATTGACATTGAGTATTTACCAGTTTTAGGATCAACTTGTATTCTATGTTCTTTGATCTCGTTATTAACAATCATTAATAATGCTACTACAGTTTCAACCATCAATGGCTCCCGTTATCTCTTACTTTATCTTTTAGATCTTCTAAAGTTTCTTTAATTTTTTCTATATCTTTCATAGCGTAATTAATATTGACATTGTTGTTTCTCATTAGTTCCATCTCTTCTTGGATACTTTCTACTTGAGATGCTAGGTGTTCAAGCAGCATAAACTGTTCTTGGTCAGTTGGTAATTGCTGGCTCTTCTTTAAAAGATCTGCCTCAAATAATTCTCTACTTGTCTCTAAGCTACCAATTCTATTTTCTAATTCAAAAAAACTAATTGTTGCTACAACTGCGCCAGCGACAATCATTAAAAGGTTCTTGGCTGGGAGCTGTATTCCAGTATTTTCAGATAGCTTTAAATTTTTCACATTCCACCTCTATTTCTTTTTTTCCATGTTCTTTTTTTGTGTTTGTTCATGCTGGAAAATTTAGGTTTCTTTCTTTTAGATATGCTAGTCTTCTTTGGGATCCTCTCATGTGGCAGCTTATTTACATCAAACTTTATTCTTGCCATCTTTTAACTTCTTAGATCTAGGATCTATTTTATGTGGTTCAATTTTTTCTATTAATTTATATTTATAAACAAAGTCTCCAGCTTGTTTTCCATCCCATTGAAAATGTAAATGCTTTGGAGGCTCCGTATATCTTTCCAATAATAAAGGATCAAAATCTGAATGAGTGACAGCCATTATTTCTTAAATTTTTTAATAGCTAGATCCGTGACTTTCATTCCAAAACTGCTCGCGATGGCAGCGAGTAGCGCGTAAATATACCAATCGGGGAGCTGGTTCAAAGTCTCAAATCCCTCTTTTAATTTTTCAATCCATTCTGGTTTATTAAAAAACACAGATCCAAAAACAATTAGTAGAGGTAAAGATAATATTACTGTGAACCATTCATCACGCCAGGAGTTATCCATAGCATTCTGTTTAGCTACTTCATATTGGATCTTACCCTCAACCATTTTTTCATAATGCTTTTGCTCAGCAAGAGCTTGCATTTGTTTTGTTTCAGATCTAGTTTTCATTACTTTAAAACCAGTTCCAATTACTTGACTAATTACATTCCACATCATGCAGCACAACTCCTCATTATTCCAGCTAGCTCTTCACATCTTTTAGTAGTTTGTTTATGCCAGGCACTATCAATCATCTCATCTGCAGCTTTGTTATAGTCTGCAGCTCTAATACCCTCCCACATTTTTTTGAATTTACTTACTCGAGGCTTACCAAGTTGAAAACACATCTCGCAAATTATTCCTCATCAGCTGAGCTTAAAGCAATTTCAAAATCTTTATCAAACACAGCGTCAAGCTCTTCTTTAGAATACTCCACACCCTCAACAAAGTTATCGGTATCCAAAACCAGATGACCATAACCAATTGTAGCAAAACCAAGGCTATCGGAATAGATAGAACGCCTAAACCCCTCGTGTTGCTTAATTCTTTCTTTAATGTCTTCCATAAAATCCTATATGTTCTTCGGGTCAAAATTAAGTATTTTAACACCTAGTCTCTTTTGTTCAGCGGTTCTCCCCCGTGCAATCTTCCAACCATTACTACGAAAGTTTTGTGTCTTGACATCATAAGTATTGATCTCCTTTGTCTTAGTGTTCAAAGTTAAAATATCTATGGGACCAGTACCGCCAACTGGTACAAACACAATCAAGTCTGGATCTTTAGCAAACTCTGCAGCTGCTAATAATTCGTTAGATAAACCTACAGCTCGGGTTTTTCTATTTCTGAAAGAAGTAGAAGATCGAGCCAATTAAACCTCCAATTAAAATTATTATTGCGGCTGCTCCTTTTCCTCTATTCATATCTTCTTTCAAACTTTTAATATCTGATTTCATTTCGTCTATTGCTTTAAATAAAGTCTTCATTCTTTCTGCGCAGACTTTTTCATGGTAAGAAATTCTTATACCATTTGCATCTTCGATATTAGATTTTGTTTTTCTTTTAGATTTCATTTACTCTCTCCCAGGTACAAGAAAACTTTACAAAGATTTCATGTTTCTTTGTTTCTTCTTTACCTACTTCAATTTGTTTTTTGGATGCCTCTTCATAACCACTCATTAGACAATCATACATAGTGTCATGGTAAGAGAGAGGATGTGGAGTTAAACACATTCCTTGTAAGCCGCTGCACATAATCATAGTCAGCAGCACTTTCATTATGAAATAGTTAAACTTGTTAATGATCCACTTGTGTTTGTACTGTCTAATCTTGTGTAAGAACCAGAGCTGCCTACTCGATAAAATACTAATCCATGACCACCATCTGAACCAGCTCCAGGATAACTAGAGTTTTCTCTACCGCCTAATCCACGGGATCCAACACCAGAACCAAAAGAGCTAAAGTCGTATGTTTCATACATGACATTTGCGTTTGTGCTGTTGTTGGTAGTACCGCCACCATAACCCCATGATTGCGCTCTAAATGTGTGTGATACATAAGAAATTCCCGTAGCTGAAACTGAATTAAAAGCAGATGTGCTGTAATTGGTAAGTCCACCTCTAACAAACGATGAACCAGCACCGCCTCCTTGACCACCCCAGTTTTGACCATCATCGGCACCGCCTCCTCCGCCAAAGAAACCGCCACCGCCTCCTCCGCCATTTCCCCAGCCACTCGCAGATGCGCCATTACCACCTAATAAAGCAGATCCATTTTGTGAATTATTGACTGAATTACTGCCAGCTGTACCCTTAGCACCTCCAGCATTTTGTTGACCGCCTTGACCACCTCTATCTGATCCGTGAGAATGAGTTGGAGAATTTTGACCCCTAGTACCATCATTGCCAGCACCAGTAGATGTGTCTGTAATTTGTCCACCGCCATTACACATAGCATTAGCATTACCACCCGCGCCATGTGGTCTTCCAGCTCCACCACCACCGCCACCAGCGATTATTAATGCGTTTGCTTGTGTGACAGAGTTAGCTGTAAATATTCCAGAAAAATCTCCACCCTCTCCAGAGGTATCCTCATTTCCGCCACCTCTACCATTGCCGCCATAGGCATTGATAGCACCACCAGCTGAACCACTTTGACCAGATTGTCCGTAGTGACCAACATAAGTATAAATCGTAGTTCCTAATTTTATTGAATAAACTGCCTCAACAAATGATCCAGCTCCACCTCTACCCATAACATTTAAACTTCCTTGATATGATGAGGATT